AATACCTGTAATTATGGAAAAAGGTACGGTTAGCAGGAAACTGCTTGTCTAAATATAAATTATGTCTACTAGGAAACGATTTAGAGTCCTAGACAGTGACGGTGAAGTGGTACAGGATAACCTTGATAAAACATCAGCTGCAGAGTTGGTGTTTATTCAGCAAGATGTAAATCCTGCTAAACCTTTTACACAAGAAGAATACGAACATGATGACGGTTTATTCAAAAATTATGGGCGTGATCCCGATTTGCATTAGGTGTTATAAATAGTTCCTATAAGGAACAAAAATGACACAATCTAATTTTATGGGAAAAGATGGCTTCGTTTGGTTTGTCGGAGTCGTTGAAGATCGGAATGACCCAGATTTTTTAGGACGAATACGTGTACGCTGTTTGGGCTACCATACGGATGACCAAGGAGCGATTCCTACAGCGGATTTGCCATGGGCTCATGTTATGCATCCTATTACCGATCCTTCTATGCATGGAATGGGAAGTTCACCTTCCTTTCTAGTAGAGGGTTCATGGGTAATAGGATTTTTTCGTGATTCAGCAGAAAAACAACAACCAGTAATTATCGGTTCACTGCCAGGTGTTCCACAGGAGAGTGCAAACTTCCTCAAAGGTTTCAATGACCCACGGCATGCCGAAAGTACGCAAGTCAATGATGGCGGTCAGCGTCAATATTCCTACAAACCAGAAGACCGAAACGAATATGGGCCGTATCCTCTGGGAGCTCTGGTCGATACCTCTGATGAAACCAAAGGAAAGTTCTCTCGATTCTCTGGTCATACCGTAGGCGAACCCGATACGAATCGCCTTGCGAGGGGTGTAAGGTCTGAAACTCATGGTGCGTTGGCACGAAGACGTAAGCAGAAACAAACAAAGATACCTATCAGTACCAAACCAAACATTAAGACCGTCAGCGATGATTTAAAGACCGATGAGACACGTTCTACGTGGGATGAACCCGATCCAAAGGGTTTGAAGGCGGATGCATCCCCTTACACTTCGGCAAAGTATCCTCTTAACCACGTATACGAATCAGAAAGTGGTCATATCCATGAGATTGATGACACGCCAGGCGGTGAGCGTCTTCATCGTGAACATAAATCGGGTACTTTTGAAGAAATCCACCCAGACGGTTCTATGGTTACCAAGATTGTCAAGGATAACTATGCGATTGTCATGGGCAGTGAGAGCGTCTATATCTCTGGTACAGTTAATCTTACCATTGGCGGGAACTGCCGTCAACTGATTAAGGGTGACTACGTTCTTGAGGTCGAAGGTAACTATACCGAAAAGATTGGCAAGAACCATCAAGTCAAAGTTGGTTACGGAAAGAGTGGCGGAAACCGTGAAGAAGAAGTTATGGGCAATCATTCTTGGAATATTCAATCTAATATTAAAGCAAGAGTGGGTGAAGACGTAGATACTCTTATTGAAGGTAACGAAAGTCGTACCGTGAACGGAATTGAAGGTAGTGATTTGTATGTTCGTAACAATATCTTCTCTATCGCCATGAATGGTAACCACGATATGGGAGCAAAGACCAATATTAGTGCAAGTACACAAGAAGGACTAGTCTCTATCAAAGCGGGAGACAAGATTAACATGAAGTCAGCGAAAGCAATGCATATTAAGACGGAAGCGGACGGATTAACTATTGATTCTACTGGTGCGGTGGTAGAAAACTTCAGTGCTGGTCAAGATACTAACATTACTGGCAATTGGACTTGTGATACCACTGGTAATATAGAACTGAATAATTAGGAGAACGTATAATGCCTGGAGTACATTTAAATGGTTATACTAGAGTATGCGGAGCAGGAACAATTGCTACCGCAAAACGAGTATATTCGGATGGTGGTAAATTGTGGGCAATAAATGGTGACGTAAATTCTCATGGTGGTGGCGCTTTAATCGCTGGTAGTCGTAGAGTTTTTTCTAATGGTCAAGCGATTGTCAATCATACACCAGATGGGAGTGCGGCTGATGCTTTATGTCCTGCTCCACCACATTGTGCCCCAGTTACAGCACAAGGTTTTTCAAAGGTTGTTATAGGAGACTAGAATGGGTTTAAGAAATTTAAATGTTCCTAACTTATGCGGTGCTTCTGCGGAGTTTAACACATTACTTAACTCTTGTCAAGATGTAAAAGGAAAATTATTGTCTCAAATAGAGGCAGATGCCTCTGCACTTGCAAGTGATTTGGCATCTGGGTTACAAACCTGTACATCTTCTCTGGAAGGACTCGCATTACCGCAACTTGCCGTTCCTGCTACAAGTCTACAAGCGGAATTGACTAACCTTGTTACCAAAACCGTAGGAAGTCCAGAGTATGCTTCAGCACTTGCTATCATAGAAACCAAATTTAAAGATGGTCTTGCAAAGGTTGGTGCGGATCTTGACTCCCTTGTTTCTTCTGCACTAGATACAGTCGGTGGAACAGGAGATATTTGTGGGGCAATACCAAACTTTAAGGTTAGCCCAGACGGAGAAGTTTTTGAAGAAGCGAAAGAGACACTACAAGCTGCAGCTGATACCGTTACAGAATTGGTGTCGGAATTATCTGATAATGAAGAACTAAAAACAAACATGACTGCGCTCGCAACAGACCTTGCTAAAAAGGCGGAGATTGCGGCTACAGTATTAAAAGAGGAAGCAGAAAGATTTGCGGAACTAGGGATACCACAAGAAACCTATGATGCGGTTACAGGGGCAATCGTTGAAACGATTCCTGCTGTTGCATCAACTATACCGACAACGACAGTTTACACAGACGTAATATAATGTTTGATTTACGTCAGAGGACGATTGTTACTTTACAGGTATTGTATTGGATGCCAGACTATTCCAACATACTACAGGAATTTATATGGCAGACTAAGGATGTTACTCCCGAATATCCACGTATACACAAATTTCTCGATTATTGGCATAAGGAAATAGAGGCAGTTATAAGTGAAGTCAATTTGGCAGAAAGTGGAAGGGTAACCAGTGATTATCGAAGACTCAAGTTTACCGAAAGATTGTACTAGAGAATCATATCTAACAAAAGCTTTTGGTATTGAACTAGCAAAACCTAAAAGAACAAATATCGAAGGGTTCTCTATAAGAGATTATGAGAATCCAAGCTCTAGAGTGGAATATATGAAAATTCCGCTTGACCTACCGTGGAAAGAATTGGAGAAGGATGTAGAACTTGCATTTTCGCAATTCGGATGGTGGGGTATGATTAATCGTTCAAAACAATTAAAGTATAACGATAATGATCGTAGTCCTATATACGGTGGACTAGGATTAACATACAATCCAAACATGGAAGATAATCCTCATTCACATGGGTTGGGTAGTAAAGTGGAAAGAGTTGACGGTCATGATACCTATTCTGACCATCTTGGACTTAATCGAAGAACTGATGTTACATACTTCCGCTCTTTTAAATATGTCTTTGACCTGTTCAAACCATTTACACTTATTCAAGGTCGATTGGCACAGATAAGAACAAGAAACGGAATTGGATTACCGCATTTACGTGGCGGAGCTAAACCGCAAATGTATCATGTGGATGAATGTTGTCAGAGTACCACCAGAATATTAATTCCTCTGGTATATGATGAGAATTATTGGATAGAGTTTTACGAGACAGGGAACAGGATTGATTTTGAGCCTGGATATGGATATTTCATTAATGTGGAGTTGATGCATAGATGGAACTACAAGTATACGGAAGACCCTATTAATCGAACTGCAATTGTAGCAGGGTTTAGTCCTTGGTTACAATTTGATGATGGCAAGTGGTCTGCTAATGAATATACTAACGTAATGCATCCAGTAGATATGATAAAGGCAGGCAAAGTCTTATAAATAAGTAAAAGGAGCTTATTAATGGCAATTACCGCACATATTGATGCAGAAGGAACGAATAGTTCCACTCGAGCAGCTCAGAAATATAAAGATTTAGATTTAAATTTTAAACTTGTTAACTCCACTAAAGATGTTAATAGGGTTACTGATGTTCTTGCCGTAAAACGCTCAGTTAGAAACTTAGTTTTAACTAATCACTTTGAAAAACCATTTCACCCAGAAATTGGCTCTGGCGTAAGGGATATATTATTTGAACCAATGACTCCAATCACTGCCTCTATTCTCGCAACCGCTGTTGAGGATGTTATAGAGAATTACGAACCTAGAGCAAGATTGATTGGTGTTAGAGCTTTCCCAAATTTAGACCAGAATGCTTACAATGTTACCGTAGAATTTTTTGTAGTTAATGCTCCTACGGAAGTAATCACTTTGGACGTTATGTTAGAGGTGTTACGATAATGGCAACAACAAAGAAATTACAAATTACAGAGTTTGATTTTGACCAAGTTAAATCAAACCTAAAAACCTTTATGAAAAATCAAGACCATTTTGTGGATTATGATTTTGAAGGTTCTGGAATGAGTGCATTGTTAGATGTTCTTGCATATAATACACATTACCTTGGGTATAATATGAACGCAATGGCAAATGAGATGTTTCTTGACAGTGCATCTCTTAGGTCTAGTGTTGTAAGTCATGCGAAACATC